TGATATCAGGATCGAAAGAACCAAAGCCATCGAAAAGATAAAGCTTCCAACGATTAAGAGTGGAATCAAACGCCTTTGTAAGTTCTTCATGTGATGGGTCTCCTAAGTGCAGGCTTTTACCTACAGCTGCAGACATAAGTCCTAGTGCTGTTCGTCTGTTTGACTCTTCAAGGCCCAAGTAACCGCATGTGTGTCCTGCTTCGAGAAGGTCAACACAAAAGTCCCGCATGAGACTAGACTTTCCGGCTCCAGTGCCAGCACACAACGCGATAAGTTCTCCATACCGGATCCCGTGCAGTTTATCTTGAAGCCCTTTGTATTTGTACTCATGGATACATGGTGGGTTAGGTGTAGTTACTAGGTCTAGTAAGGTCTTAGCATCGATGATGCCGTCAGGTCTGAAAGGCTTGGCTTGATAGATAGCATCAGTGATAGCTTTAGTATCAAAGGCTGCTAATGCATCTGATGCGTCCTTGTAATCGTGAGACAAGTTAGCAATAGTAACCTTACCTGGTGGTAAGACTGATGCTGCTTCCTTGGCTGCTATTTGTCCTGGTGCGTCGTTATCAAAGAAGAGACAGACCTCATCGTAGCCTTGAAGCCACTCTAAGTTTTTCTGAATAGATTTTTTAGCACTTGCAGCGCCCGATGGAAGCGATACCATCGTCCAACCTGGCATGGCTTGTAGGCATGATGCTGCATCAAGTTCTCCTTCAGTAATAACAACTCTTCCTCCTGAATTAGGGAAGAGATGTTGTCCAAAGAATGTACCATCTGTTTCTCCAACATAACTAAATTTCTTGTCCTTGGTCTTTACTTTAGCTCCTAGCAGGCGTCCGTCTGATGAGTAATAGTGAAACCTAAGGGTGTCTCCATCCTTATGGATGCGATACTTCTTACATGTTGCTTCCTCTAAATTACGTTTGTTTAATCGGGTTGCTTCCCCTTGTAACATTATGCGTGAGCTTGAAAGAGTAGTGTGAAGTTCATCTTCTCCTGGTGTGTAATGTAAACAAGCGAAACAGTAGCTATGTCCATCTGTATAGACAGAGTTTGCATCGCTTGACCCACAGTTATCACATGGCTCATGCCTTAGGAATTCAGATGAACCATTCGATTGGGATGTTTTGGAATGATGTCCAGGGTATGTTGAGTTTAGCACAGTATTGCGCGTACGTCGTCTTTGATTTTTTTGATATCTTATTATAGGGACTTTGGAAGATCATGCGTAAGTCAATCTCAGGGTGTTGTTCCTTGACATTGCGTATCTTTCTGCGATCTACATCGTCCCAATATCCTTTGCATTCTAAGAAGATGCCTGAAGGGAGTACAAAATCTGGGGTGTAAATGTGTTGTATCATGTAAGGAATCTTGGTAGATTCATACTCATACTTTACACCCAAGTTACACATTAAATCAGCAACACGCTCCTCTAGTCCAGAGCGGAATGCCATTTAGAAATCCTCATCAACGTTAACTGTAACGTTAGGGTCAGCAGCTGTGAATCCTTCAGTGTTACCGAATAGATTCTTAGCGTCTTCAGAAGACATGCTACCTGTATCGATACCAGCTTCAGTGTTAAGGGAGACAACCTGTACTGCTTGTAGCTTCAGTGAGCTACCATACGTTACTCCGTCCTTGAGGACATAAGGCTGCTGATGGAAGGCTAGCTTACATGTTGCGCCTGAATAGAGTGGTAGAGCTTCATCAATGATTGTAGTGCCTTCTGTATCAACTACAGGAGGACGCTTCATTTCATTCCAAGAGAACTTAATCTTATATTGGCCAGGTGATACTTCTTCCCAAGGCTCAGGCTTTTGAACAGAACGCTTAGGGTTCTTAAGTTTAGAGTCCCACCATTTCTGGAAGGCAGGGCGTTCAACTTCCAGCTTGTCAATCATATCTTGGTCTACAATAGCAGACAAAGAGTAACCAAACTTGGAAGGTTTCATCACGGCTTGATAGCCATCAAGTGTGACGGGTTCAGGTGTAACGTAGGTGGTGCGAGTCATTAGCAGAAAAAATAAGTGGAATCAATTACAGAAGACGGATCAAAGTCTCCTACAATCGGTGGTGGGTTCTTTGACTCAATCTGTTGAGCAAAGTCCGTTAAGTAATCGTGTTCAGCAAAGAGATGTGTGTACGTCTCTCTCACGACTGTAGCAAGTGTAGACATGTCAGTAGCCCGACACAGTACGCTGTCATGTATAAGAGCGATAGGTGCATTGAACTTTAAGACAGACAAATGTAATAGTGAGGCATCCAAACTGTGGATTAAATTAGGCGAGGTTGCATTCTTGTGATGTTGAACGTCAACTTCATCCTTCTCACCAACAGCTACGTTAACCCTAACACGACCTAACAATTGTAAGTCGAGTTGTTTAGTTTCAAGTTTCATGAAACGTTGGGTAGCAGTAAAGCCTGATGGTGTAGTCCATTGAACGCTATCGTGTCCAGCCTTGATATAAGAGACAACCTCTTCATTAATCCACTTCATAACTTTGGCGGGACCAGGAAAGAGTGTGAAGACAGCATTACGCAAAGCGTGAGTAATCTCTGTTATCTCAGCGTTAGTACATGTGACCTCAGCCTCAACTAAGGCTTCCTTTACATAGCCCCAGTTTGACTTAAACTGGCTATTGTAAGGAATTGTCATCACTAGGCGCTTTGCAACCTTACGGTTGATGTGTTGCTGTAGATGAATAGGACAATTAGGTTTAGCTAACTCAGCGACTGCTTTGTATGCATCCTGTGGTTTATCACTAGGAATTACATTAGTATATTCAGCAGTAGATTTGTCTCTACTGAGACCAGCCAAGATTTGCATACCTGAGCAAGTTGCATCTGTGGCTACAGGGAGACCTGTAAAATTACGATCGCAAAGAACGACACAATGATAATACTCATCACATGCAGCAAGAAACTGCCATGGTTCGTCTGCGGTTTCCCACTCCGAAAGATTGCCGATTGGATCAGATGCGACCCGTGAGAGGAGTGTGAGGTTATTCTTAACCCACTCAATTCTCTCTTGCATTGTTGCTTTGTCGAGACCATAAGTTGTTGCTACTTGGAATGCTAACCAGTCTTCTGCTTCAGGAGTCATGAAACTCTCATCAGCAAATCTAAGTAAACTCTTACCAAAGTCTGTCTCTTGTGGTGTTAAGAAAGCAGGGATTGGGTAAGCACGACCACGGTAATCAAAAGACCAAGGAAGATAGAATCTATCTCTATCCTTAAAGAGTCTAGCCATCTCCATAACCTTACGGGTCCTAACACTCTTCTGAGCGTTATCGTTCATCCTGTTATGGTACTCAGCTTTCTGTCTACAGTAAGCCTTTCTTGCGTCCTTGTTATCAGCTATGTCTACAGGTTTAGAAGGTGGTTCTTCTTCATTCCAAACAGGAATAAACTTTCCGACTGCTCTTCCTTTCTCATATAGAAGTTCAGCCACCTTTACAGTAAAGGGGTTGAGCGTTAAAGCTACCTTCTGTATCTTGTTTAAGAAGTCGAAACAGGGTTGTCCCTGTATAATGTGGGGGTTGCCTCGTCTAACAAGATCATGCCCTGCCATCACTTCATTTAGGAGGTATCCGCCATGATGTGTAGGACTCCAATCATTAGGCTCAATTAACATGGGTAATGCTTCAGGTGAGAACAACTCACTGTTAGCGATTACTTGGTCCTTGATAGCCATGAACTCAGGAGTAGGCGCTACTATGTATTGTAACGGTTTACCTTGTGATGTCTTGACTCGTGTAAACCAACCAGTAGACTCACAGACACATGCAATTAACCAGTTACCTAGTTTAACACGGACTGCACTGCCCCAGTTATCCCATTTAGGAATCTCTGACCTGTTGAAGAGAGTACGGACCACCACGAGACGTTGCTGTGTGCCCGCTGAGCGGTGCCAATAGTTCTTCTTGATAGTGTGAAGTAGTCCAGGTGCTTCCCGCTCGTAGTGGCGCATCTGGCACTCATTCTCAAGTGCTTGTCCGATAGATCCTGCAACATTAACAAGGTAACTTGCTTTGTCGTCATAAGAGAATGCTCGGTCAAATAGTACTTTACAGGCAATAGCAGCGACAGCTAATGGTTCTACGTCCTTGAGATACTTATCAATGTGAGCATAGTACTGACCAGCTTGTCGATGTCTTAGTCTGTCATCGCTTGTTGCTTCAATACGTGCTGTGACTAGTGGTAACATAGTGTCAATGCTAACATTACCGTAAACGGTAGCACTGGCATATGCTTGACGTTCCAATTTAGCCGTTTGATCACGTAGTTTCTTTAAACCTGAGGCAATTGCATCACGTTCAAACTGTACTTGCTCTTCGATTTCACTCGGTGTCGCCATAGGCTAGGAAGTAGGAGAATTGTTCGGGTGTTAGTTCTGCTTCCTTGGGAGGAAGTAGTGTGAAAGAGTCATTGTTGCACAACTCAGGACAATCAG